AGGATCCACTGCGGCAGGTAGCCGGGCGCGATGTCCTGCTTGCGCACCTCGACCGGCTGGAACGACGGAAAGCGCGCCGTCATGAGCCCGAAATCCACGGGCGAGGCGAAAAAGCGCTCCTCATCAAGGTATTTGTGTACGAGCGCGCGGTACGGCGAAATGTCCGCCGTGCGGCGGTTGAGATCCGCCCAGTCCTTGACGCGCGCGATGAGCTGCTCCGGGTGCTCGGCCAGCGCCGCGAGCTCACGCTTTTCGTGCGGCGTGGCATCGGCGCGTTCGAGCATGATCTGCTCCTCCGTGATGTGCGTCCAGAGCTCCCACGCGCGGTCAAAATCGCCCTGCACCATCAGCGCCGCCGTGACCGAGCCGATGGACGTGCCCGTGACGATGTCGAACGGGACGCCGAGCTCCCGCATCGCCTTCCACGCGCCGACCTGATACGCGCCCTTCGTGCCGCCGCCGGCCAGCGCGATCGCCTGTTTCATGCACATCTCTCCCTAGTTTTTCTGGCCATATAGTTTACACGCATCTGCATCAAAAATCAATTGCAAAGATATGCAAAGCCCGTGAGATGTTGAGAGTATCATTAAATGCAGAAGAAACCGTTACGGTTTTTCCTGCATTATTTTTTTATCCGAAGGCAGGCGGAAGGAGGTTAAAACATTGAACGGATACAGTTATTTGACGCTGGAACAGCGCCGCGAGATCGAAAGAATGTATGCAGAGGGTGAACGCGTTGTTGACATTGCCGCCCGTCTGAAAAGGAGCGCCGCCGCTATCTACGAAGAGTTGAAGCGCGGCTATACGGGAGAGTTTGACGGCTACGCCCGCCCGAAGTACAGCGCCGATCTTGCACAAGCGACGGTGCAAGAGAATTTCCGGCGCAGAGGAAACCGACGCGGCGCGAATTGCTGAAATACGAAAGGAGCTATTCAATATGAAAAAAGGATTTCACGCAAAGGAGTTCGACGGAATGACTTTCGGAATGGAGGTTGAAACCGGAACGAAGGCGTATGAAAACTTCAAAAAATCCGTGAAGGACGAAACGGCGTATTCGATATTCGGCGATCCGCTTCAAGTGCTGACCGTTCCGCATACGGCGGTGGCGGCAATCATGCAAGAAGCACATTGGCTTGTATCGGAAGGAAGGTACATCAATAAGTTTTATATCGAAGGCTTCAAAAGGAACGAAGAAATCTATATCAAGTATTCGGACGTTCCTATTGATTTCAGAACAAGAAAATGGGAAGGGAGTGTTTCGGAATGAGCAAAGGCAATACAACAGCGTTTGACGCTATCACGAAGGACAAGCCCACGCTGGCGGACTTCCTTCGTTCCCTTCCGGTCATAGAAGCGCCGTGGGACGGCGCATTTCAAGAACGCTTTTGCGTAGAGTGCGGCGCGGACAGTTGCGACGATTGCCCGAACGAGCAGTTCCGGAACAATCCGGAATGGTGGCTTTCCCTTCCGGCGGCGGAGGTGGAGCAATGACGGCGGATCGGGCGCGCGGGGCGCTTGCCGTCCTGCAAGACGCGGACGGGAAGTTTATTTGCGAAGTGCCTTGCGGTTACATAGTCGAGCAGACAGCCAGCGCACACAAGCCCCGGCGGATACAGGCACAACGACGGCGGCGGGCAATGCTTCGCCGTCGCGTCGCCCTTACGGTTGCATTGCTGACCGTTGCCGCCCTTCTTGCGGCGCTTATGCCGTGGAGCGGGAGCGGCGCGGCGGACAAGCCGAAGGACACGACCGCCGGAACGCTTGAAGAGGTACACCAGCCGACCGCCGTTCTTCTTCCTTCGAGCGGGACGGCGGCGGAATATGTGCCGAACGCGGCGGAGGTTGAAGCCCTTGCAAAGCTGATCTACGGCGAAGCGGGGATCGTTCCTTCTACGACGGAGCAAGCGGCGGTTGTATGGTGCGTTCTGAACCGCGTTGACGATCCGCGCTTTCCCGACACGGTGCTGGAGGTTATCGAAGCGCCCTATCAGTTCAGCGGCTACGATCCCGAATATCCCGTGAAAGAGGAATTCGCCCTTCTTGCGGCGGACGTGCTGACACGATACCGCGCGGAGCGGGACGGCGAAGAAAACGTCGGGCGGGTGCTTCCGGCGGAATACTGCTTCTTCACGGGCGACGGGCGGCGCAATCACTTCACGACGGAATGGAAAAGTACGGATTGCTTCGGCTGGACGCTTGAAAGCCCGTACACAGATTGAAAGGAGCGGCACACATGAAGGACAACAAAAGCGGCTGGCAGTTCCCGAAGGCGCTTGAAATTATCAAGTGCAAGGAAGGCAACAAAGAGTTTATGAAGGAGCGTCCGGCGCGTCGCCCGTTCGGAAACACCGTGCTTATTTGCGAATATCCGATCGACGACACGGCGGCGGAAGAGCCGAACGCGAAGTTGATTACATGGCGGCTTGCAAAGCGCGCCGCGCGGGACTTCTTGCGCGTTTCCTTTATGCCTTCGGCTATCGTATCGGCGGCGACGCATGGCGGGAAAACCGCCGTCCGCGTCTACGGTAAATATTAAATCACACGAAAGGAGCTATTCAATTATGTTCAGCAAGAAAAAGACAGAATGCCGCGTTTGCGGCTATCGCTTCACACCGGAGCGGGAAAACATCTACACGGCGGAAGAACCACGTTCGGCGCTTGAAATGCTTACCGCCGCGCCGACGCGCTTTTCGGCGGTTGATTGCCCGATTTGCGGTTGTCAAATCCGGCTGGCGGATCGTGCGCCGCGCATTGACCTTCCGGCGATTACGGAACAGCACGACGCGAACGCAGAGGAAACGGAGGGCGGCGAAGATGAAGATTAAAAGTATCGCCGCTATCTGCAAGAAGAACAAGAATATTGCGATCTTCGAGCGGTACAGCGACGACGGCGACATATTAACGCAGTACATCGGCGACGGATCGGCGGTTTATCCGGTTGTCGGGCTTCCCCAGCTTGACAAAGAAAGCCTTTTGACGATCTTCGACGTTCCGGAGAAAGACCGCGATAATTACTTCGTGAAAACGCTGGGCGTTCCGGTGGGTATCAGCTTCGAGGACACCGACGAAACGGAAAGACACGTCGAGCGGGAAGGAATTTCGATCATCTATTCCGGACGAACCTTGAAACCGATCCGTACAACGCGCGGGCTTGTATTCATCGAAAGCCGCTATCTTTCGCCCGTCGCTGACGTGCTGGACGTGCTGGAGCTTTACGAACGCCGCACGGCGGAGGGAACGCCCTACATCGTCGCGAAGGCGGGCTTCCTGCTTCAAGCGGTGATTATGCCTTATGACGTTATCAACCAGCAGTTCGTGGAGAGCTTGCAGGACTTAACGCGGGAATGCGAATTTTCCCTTTCCGAGAAGGAACGCAGGGAACGCGAAGCCCGCGACCGCTTCACATTCACCGAACCGGAACAATGTTCCTTGAACGTCGATCCGGACACGGGCGAGGTTGTCGAGGAAAGCGAGGTGGCGGACGAATGAACGCGGCGCTTCTATCCTCTAAAAATATGTGCTGGTGTACGCCGCAAGACTTCTTCGACAAGCTGAACGCCGAATTCGGCTTCGTGCTTGATCCGGCGGCGACAGACAAGACGGCGAAATGCTCTTTGTATTACGCACCGGAAACGGACGGGCTTTCACAAAGCTGGGATCGCGGCGGCGCGGTATTCTGCAATCCGCCTTACGGACGCGAGATCGGCAAGTGGGTTCAAAAGGCTTTCAAGGAAGCGCGGGGGGTATCCGATTGTTTTGCTTATCCCAGCGCGGACGGATACGGCATATTTTCACGATTACATTTACGGGAAAGCGGAAATCCGCTTCGTGCGCGGGCGGCTACGGTTCACGGACGACGACGGGAACGCCGCCGATCCAGCGCCCTTCCCTTCAATGGTAGTTATCTATAACGGGGAGCGGGTGAAGGAATGAGCGATAAAAAGAAATGCCCGTTTTGCGAAGCGATCGCGCTTCAACGTTTCATTGAAGAACACCACAGCAAGCCCGCGGGGTTCGGAATGGCTTTATCCGCCGCGCTTGTTTCCTACGCAGTAGTAAACGGGCGCAAATGCGGACGGACAACGGATTACATGAAGGACGGCAAGGGCTACCCGCTCAATTATTGCCCTTCGTGCGGAAAGCGGGTGAAGAATGAATAACCGACAGGAAAAGCCGCCCTTGAAGTGCTTGCTGGGCATTGATCCGGAGAAAACGCAGAAATGCAAGCCTTCGGAATGCGCTTCTTGCGGCTGGGAAGCGGCAGAAGCCGCACGGCGGCGGGAGTACGTGAAGGAACACGGCTTGACGCTATGCGCCGACGGCTTCCGGCGGCTGATTATCAAGAAGGAGAACGACATGGCGACACCATACAAGGAATGCCCGCATTGCGGCGCACATCTTGACAGCGGCGAAAAATGCGATTGCCGCGCGGCGGAAGCCGACGGCAACGCCGAAAAAGAATTGAAAGAGAGGACAAAGGACAATGACAATTAACGAGTTCGCGGCAGAGGTTCACAAGAACGCCGTTGACCACGGATGGTGGGACGGCGAAAGAACGTTTCCGGAGATCGTGGCGCTTATTCATTCGGAGGTATCCGAAGCGCTGGAGGAATACCGCGACGGGAAACCGCTCCTTTATTTCCCCTGCAACGCTGGCGGCGTTTGTTGCGAAGAGGACGGAAGCGCGCATTGCGGAAGCCGCCCTTACGATCCGGAAAATCCGAACGCCCGTTGTTCCGCGCAGAGCAAAAAGCCCGAAGGGATCGCGGCGGAGCTTGCCGACGTGATTATTCGCGTTCTTGATTATTGCGCGTATGCCGGAATTGACATTGAAAACGTGCTGGAGGTAAAGCACGAATACAACAAAAGCCGCCCGTATCGGCACGGCGGCAAGAAGTGTTAATCATGGCGGAGCGGGTGAACCACCCGCCGCATTACAACGCGGGCGGGATTGAGTGTATCGACGCGCTGGAAGCCGCGACAAGCGGGCTTCAAGGTATCGAAGCCTTTTGCACAGCGAACGCGATCAAGTATTTGTGGCGCTGGAAGCTGAAAAACGGTGAAGAGGACTTGCAAAAGGCGGTTTGGTATATCAACAGACTTATTCAACGAGCGGGCGCAGATAGCGCCGCAGGAAAGGAGCTATTCAATATGAAAGAGAACAAACACGGCTTCGAGCCGAAACAGGAATTCACAATGGGCGGGATCGCTTGGACGGTCATTCAGACGGGCGCGGATTGGGTGAAGTGCATTGCTTCCGATTGCGTCGAGGAACGCGCCTTCGATGAAGGGAACAAGAACGACTTTGCCACTTCTTCCCTTCGTGCCTATCTGAACGGCGAATTCTTGCGCCGTCTGATTAAGGCGGGCGCGCCGGAAGAAATGTTCGAGTATTTCAACATCGACTTGACCGCCGACGACGGCTTGAAGAATTACGGCGGCGATCGCGTCCGGATCGGGCTTATCACTTGCGAGGAATACCGCCTTTTGCGCGGCAACATTCCGGCGCTTCCGGATCGTTGGTGGTGGACGGCTACACCGGACAGCCCGATAAATTCTTTCGTCCGCTGCGTCTATTCGGACGGCTCTTTGGACTACAACTACGCGTACTACGGCGGCAATGGCGTTCGCCCGCTTTGCAATCTCAAATCTGAAATCTTGGTATCGTACTTAAACGGCGAGAACGCAGAGGAACAGAAGAAGCGCGCCGAAGCCGTCGATATGATGAAGCATATTGCCGCCGCGTGGGACATCGACGCGGAAGAGGTTTTCGGGAGGGCTGACGAATGACAATGTATCAATTCATGGTGAACGCCTTTTATATGCTTTGCAGTGTTGCTTGCGTCGCCGCTTCCGTTGTGATCGTCTACATCGTTTTGAGCGTGCTTTTCAGAGCGCTTCGGAGGGGCGGCGGGAACAATGGCAGATATTAAGATCGACGAAGAATTGCTTTTGCGCGCAGGGCTGGGGATCGGCTACGCGTTCGCGCCATTCTTTCGGGGCATTTTAGAAGGCGTTGAAGATTACACGATCGAACAGGCGGCGCGAGAAATGCAGGAAGAACACGACGCGCAGGAAGCCGAAGAGGGCTTGAAACGTCCGGTTGAAAAAACGCTGATCGGCGATTGCCGGAAGTGCTGGTGCGATCAATGCGCGAAGCTGGAACAATGCGTTCACTTGCGCGAAGGCGCGCTTCCGGACGGGGTACGCCCGTTCCCTTGCGTCGGGTGCGCGGACGGAATGCGCTTCAAGCCTTGTGAAGAAGAACGGTGCGCCGACTTCGAGCAGGGCGCAGGATTTAATAACGGCTGACAAAACAAAAAGAGAACGTCCGGTTGCGACGTTCCGGACGTTCTCTTTTCCTCTTACATAGCTGTAAAAGGAGCTATTCAATACTGAAATTATAGCATTTTACGGCGCTTTTGTCAAGGAAGGGCGGTGGGATTATGCAGAGGGTTAAAAGACGTATTTTTTCGGGCGTTGTATGTGAACAAGAGGTTTACACCGTATCCGATCGAGCGAACATCAAAAAAGCTGAACCGCGACCGCGCTTCAAGGACGACGAAGAGCGCGCGCAACACCGGATCGGCATATCAAAACGGAAACACCAGCGGCTGGTTAATGAAAACTTTTCGCCGCTTTCCTTATATAGTACGCTGACGTTCGACGACGACAGCGAAGTTCATACATTCAGCGAAGCGCGCAGAATACGCGACAATTACTTCCGGCGGCTTCAAAGGGCTTGTCCCGACGCGAAGATCATTATTTACATGGGGCGCGGCAAGTCTACGAACCGAATTCATTTTCACATGATTTCGGACGGCATACCGGAAGAAACGATCAGCGGCAAGTGGAACGACGGATCAGTAATCCATATTCGGCACTTGCGCGAACACAATTATTATAACGGCGTTGACTACGGGCAGGATTACACGGGGCTTGCGGATTACCTCTTCAACCATTGGACACCGGAACAGGGCGGACACCGTTGGAAGGCGACGCGCAATCTTCGACAGCCGGAGAAGGAAGCGCCGACGCTTGCACTTCGGACGTATACGGAAAAGAAAGCACCGATCGCGCCGAAGGGCTACAAGCTGGTGGAAGCCCGCGCGACGAAGTGGGGCTACATA